CAGCTCGACGAGGTCAGCATCGTCCGTCGTGGCGCCAACCCGGCAACTGCCGGCGAGATGGTGCCCGCCAAGCTCGAGCAGGACGCCGCCCAGGCGCCTGCCGACCCGACTCCGGCGCGGGACATCGCCGGTGCGCTCGACGTCCGGCTGCGGTTCGCAGCCATCGACGACGTCTGAGCACCCCTGAGTTCCTCCCCGCACCCGGTCCACCGGCCCGCGGGTCGCGCTCGTTCCACCACCCACTGTCCGACCCACTAGGAGCAACAATGTTCTCGGACGAGTACACCCAGTCCCAGGTGGACCGCAAGCTGCGGGCCCACGACGCCATGAAGCAGATCGCCGAGCGCGCCAAGGCCGCCGACGAGCTGTCCGCCGAGGATCGTGCGTCCTACGACGCCGCCGAGGCCGAGTACAACGCCGCCAAGGCCGAGATCGACCGCGCCGTGCGCGCCGCCGAGCTCGCCCGTGCCGAGGTCGAGGGCGCCCGTCCGGCGTTCGTGACCGAGGCCCGCGCCGAGGCCGCGACCACCAGCACCGACGCCGACGTCATCCGTGCGCTCGCCAAGGGCGAGGCCCGCTCGGCGACGTTCGAGAAGCGTGCCCCGATCACCGGCGCCGTCACCGGCTCCCCGGTGCCCACGAGCTTCTACGACCGCCTGGTCGAGCTGCTCGTCGTCCAGGGCCCGATGCTCGACGCCTCGGTCACCAACGTCATCTCGACGGCCGGCGGCGAGAACCTGCAGGTGCCGCGTGCGGCGACCTACACCGCGGGCTCGATCACCGCGCAGGGCTCGGCCATCAACGCGTCGGAGCCGACCTTCGCGGCGTTCGTCACCCTCGGGGCGTTCTCCTACTCGGCGCTCATCCAGGTCAGCCGTGAGATGCTGCAGGACTCCGGCGTGGACCTGCTCGGCTTCATCGCCGACCAGGCTGCCGTCGGCATCGGCACGTCGGTCAACGCCGGCCTCACCACCGGCACCGGCACCGTGCAGCCCACCGGCATCGCCTCGGCGGCCGGCTCGGCCGTCACGGGCGGCACCGGCGTGTCCGGCCTGCCCACCGTGGACAACCTCATCGACCTGGTCTACGGCGTGTCCAGCGCCGCCCGCCGGGCCGGTGCGGCCTTCCAGATGAACGCCACCACCCTGGCCGGCGTCCGCAAGCTGAAGGACACCACGAACAACTACCTGTGGCAGCCGTCGAACGTGGCGGGCCAGCCCGACACGCTGCTCGGCTACCCGGTCCTCGAGAACCCCGACCTGGCCTCCGGCACCGGTGCCAAGTCGATCGTCTTCGGCGACCACAAGAAGTACTTCGTGCGGCAGGTCGGCGGCATCCAGCTCGACCGCTCCGACGACTACGGCTTCGCCAACGGCCTCGTGACCTTCCGGGTCACCTGGCGCGGCGACGGCAACCTCGTCGACTCCAACGCCGTCAAGTACTTCAAGGGCGGCGCGAGCTGACCCTGACGTCTGACGTCACCTCGTCGGTGCCCCGGCCGCCCGCCTGTGCGGCCGGGGCACTGGCACACCACAGGCACACAGGCACACAGGCAGGAGCATCATGGGAAAGCGGGGCCACAGTGCTGGTCGAGGTTCGAGGGACGGTCGTCCGTCTGCCGGAGCAGCTGGCACGCCAGCTGATCGCGCAAGGGCAGGCGCGTCCGGCGCAGTCCGACAAGGAGACGCGCGCCGGGTCCTGATCCACTCCAACGCGCCGTTCACCGGCACCGGCTACGGCGTCCAGTGCGCTGCGCTGGCCCGGTCGCTGGCGGCCGACGGCGTCGACGTGGGGATCTCCACGAACTACGGCGTGCAGGGGACAATGACCGAGTGGGAGGGCCTGAAGGTCTACCCGTCCGGCTACCACCCGTACAGCGCCGACGTCCTCAAGGCCCACTGGCAGGCGTTCACGGAGAACAACGAGCACCCGGCCGCCCTGGTCACGCTGTTCGACTGCTGGCCGTACAAGGACGCCAAGACCGACGAGCTGCCAGTCATCGGCTCGTGGGTCCCGATCGACCACCTGCCGACGCCGCCCGACGTGCTCAAGTGGTGCCGCAGGGACAACGTCCTGCCGGTCGCCATGGCCCGGTTCGGCGTCCAGATGCTCGAGGCCGCCGACGTCGAGTGCCGCTACGCGCCGCACGGCGTCGACACCGACCTGTTCCGGCCCGGCCAGATGGCGGGCGGGCTGACCGGCCGCCAGATGCTCGACGTCCCCGACGACGCGTTCCTGGTCGGAATGTTCGCCGCCAACAAGGGCCAGATGCCCAACCGCAAGGCGTTCCCCGAGAACTTCCTGGCGCTGTCGGAGTTCATGCGGCACCGCACCGACGTGGTGCTCTACCTGCACACCGAGCAGAAGGGCGCCATGAACGGCATCGCCCTCGACCGGCTCGCCCGGGCGTGCGGCATCCCCGAGGACCGCACCATCTGGGTCGACCAGTACGCCTACTACGCCGGGCTCGACCACCGCACCGTTGCGGCGCTCATGGCGTCGCTCGACGTCAACCTGCTGGCATCGGCCGGCGAAGGGTTCGGCGTCCCGGTCGTCGAGGCCGCGGCCTGCGGCACGCCGTCGATCGTCTCGGACTTCTCCGCCCAGCCCGAGCTCGTCGAGGGCCACGGCTGGAAGGTCGGCGGCCAGCCCGTGTGGGACCCCTACCAGGGCGCATGGTTCCACGCGCCGTCCGTCGGCGGCATCGTCGAGGCCCTCGAGGACGCCTACGACGGCGCCTCGCAGCGCCGGTCGGCCGCCAGGGCGTTCGCCCTCGACTACGACCACCGGGCCGTCTACGACACCTACTGGCGCCCGATCATCGACGAGCTCTGCACGCTCGCCAACGGAGGCACCCCGTGACGATCACGAACGGCTACGCCACACTGGCCGAGCTCAAGGCCGCGCTGCGGATCACCGACTACATCGACGACGCCGCCCTCGAGCGTGCCGTCGAGGGCGCCAGCCGGCGCATCGACGGCGTCTGCGACCGGCGGTTCTACCTGGACACCACGGCCACGGCCCGGCTGTACCGGCCGACGTCGCAGTGGCGCGTCGACGTCGACGACATCGGCACGACCACCGGGCTGGTCGTCAAGACCGACAGCGACGGCTCCGGCACCTACGGCACGACCTGGGCGGCGACCGACTACGAGCTCGGGCCGCTCAACGCTCTTGCGCAGGGCCGGCCGGTCTACCAGGTGCACGCCGTCGACCTGCTGTTCCCGACCCACGTCATGCCGTCGCCGGTGCAGGTCACTGCCAAGTGGGGCTGGCCGTCGGTGCCCGACGCCATCCGTGAGGCGACGATCCTGCTGGCGGGCCGGATGTTCAAGCGCCAGGACAGCCTCCTCGGCGTCGCCGGCGTCGGCGACCTCGGCGCCCTGCCCGTCATGCGGTTCGACTCCGACATCGAGGAGCTCGTCGCCCCATACGTCCGCCGCCGGGTCCTCTGATGGCAGGCACCGCCTCAGAGCTCCACAGCGGCCTTGCTGCTGCGCTCGCGGCGATCCCCGGCATCCGTGTCGCCGACCACCTGCCGGAGGGCGTGAGCCCGCCACAGGCCATCGTGCAGCTCGACCAGGTGACCTACCACCGCGCCATGGCGGGCGGCCTGTCCGAGTGGCGGTTCGTCGTCGTCATGGTCGCCGGCCGAATGGGCGAGCGCACGGCGCAGGCCAACATCGACTCGTGGCTGTCCTGGGACGGCGACGCATCCGTGCGTGCCGCCCTCGAGGCCGACCCGACGCTCGGCGGCGCTGCGCAGACCACCAAGGTGGCGCAGTCGCTGTCGATCCGACCGCTGACGATCGGCGAGCTGACCTACCTGACGGTCGAGCTCAACGTCGACGTCACCGCATGAGCAGGAGGCCCACCGTGGCAACCACCTACAAGATCGTCGGCCCACTTCCCGTGGCCGGCAAGCAGCCCGGCGAGACAGTCACCACCGACGACCTCGACGGATGCGACGTGGAGCACCTCATCGGTGCAGGCCACCTCGCCCCCACCAGCAAGTCCACCACCAAGGCCGCCCAGGCCACCGATCCCCAGGAGTAGACGATGCCGATCGTCATCACCAACGCCAACGTGACCGTGGGCGGCGTCGACCTCTCGTCGCACATCACGCAGGTCACCCTCAGCACCTCGGTCAACGAGGTCGAGACGACCACGATGGGCTCGACGTCCGTCAAGCGCGTCGGCGGCCTTCGCGACTCGTCCGTGTCGCTCAACTTCAACCAGGACTTCGCCGCAGCTGCGGTCGAGGCCACGATCTACCCGCTGGTCGGCTCCACCGCCGCCGTCGTCGTGAAGCCCAACGGCACCGCGACCGGCACGGCCAACCCGTCCTACACGTTCGACGTGCTGGTCACCGAGTGGATGCCGCTCGACGCCCAGGTCGGCGAGCTGTCGACGGCGTCGGTCACCTGGCCCGTCTCGGGTGCGATCACCAAGGCAACCGCCTGATGGCTCTGATGAGCCTGGCAGTGGTCAGGGACGGCGGCGAGCGTGTCGTCGTCCCTGTCACGCCCAAGGTCGTCGTGGCGGCCGAGCGCCAGTTCCACAAGGGCATGAGCGCCCTGTTCGGCGAGGACTCGTCGATGGAGGTGCTGGCGTGGGTCGCCTGGAAGGCGTCGCACTTCGCCGGGCAGGTCGTCAAGCCGTTCGACGAGTGGCTCGACGACATCGAGATGATCGAGGCAGTGGAAGAGGGCCGAGCCCCTTTCGAGACTCGATGACGCTCCTGGTGGCGCGTGTAGCGGTCGCCACCAGCATCAGCCCCAACGAGCTCCTCGAGGCGCCGCCGGACGTGTTCTGGGCGATGGTCGCCGTGCTGCAGGAGCAGGCCAAGGAGGCCGGCCGTGGCTAGTCGCGGGGTCAAGGTAGGTCGCGAGGACTACGGCGTGTCCGTCGCCGTCTACGGCTACAAGGACACGATGAAGGCGCTGCGCTCGATGTCGCCAGACATTGCCAAGCAGCTCGACCGGGAGATCCGCGACACGATCAAGCCGGTCGCCGCGAGCGCCAAGACCAAGGTGCCGGCGCAGCCCATGCGCAACTGGGACGACCGGGGCACTGGCGTGTGGTCGCAGCGCCTCGGATGGAACGCCAACGCAGTCCGGCGTGGCATCACCGTCACCAAGGGCGGGCGAGGCCGACGCTCGAGCGGCGTCTCTGTCGCCTGGAAGGTGATGAACAAGAACGCCGCCGGTGCGATCTTCGAGATCGCAGGCCGCAAGAGCTCGGGCTCGACCCGTGCCGCCGTTGCGTTCAGGTCGAACCTCTACCGCTCGGGCGGCCGTCCCTCGCGCCTCATCTGGCAGGCGTGGGACGAGATGGGCGGCGAGCAGACGATCACTCCCAAGGTGGTCGAGATCATGGACCGGGCGAGCGCCACGGCCCAGGCGTTGATGGACGCCGCGAACGACAAGGGGTAGGCCGTGGCCGTCCAGCTGAACATCGTCGGCAACTTCGACGACAAGGAGCTGCGCAGGGCCGAGCAGGCGCTCACGCGTCTCCGCAACAACGCCAACGAGTCGGGCGGCAAGATGGCCGCCGCGTTCTCCCAGGCCGGCGAGAAGATCGGCGGGCTCGGCAGGACGCTGACGGCGTCGCTGACGCTGCCCATCGTGGGCGCCGGCGTCGTCGCCACCAAGTGGGCGAGCGACTCGGCAGAGGCCGCCAACAAGGTGAACGTCGTGTTCGGCCAGTCGGCCGTGTTCATCGACCACTGGTCGCAGACCTCGGCCAAGGCGTTCGGCCTGTCCAAGGGTCAGGCGCTCGACGCGTTCGGCTCGATCGGCACCATGCTCAAGGGCTTCGGCCTGAACGCCGAGGTGCTCCCAAGCATCTCGAACGACCTGCTGACCCTCGCCGCCGACCTGGGGTCGTTCCACAACCTCGACACCGCCGAGGTGCTCGACATGATCTCGTCGTCGTTCCGCGGCGAGTTCGACTCGGTCCAGCGCGTCATCCCGTCGATCAACGCTGCGGCCGTCGAGACGGAGGCGCTGGCGCAGACCGGCAAGAAGAGCGCCAAGCAGCTCACCGCCCAGGAGAAGGCGCTCGCCACCTACTCGCTGCTCATGAAGGGCGCCGGTCCCGCCACCGGGGACTTCGCACGCACGCAGGACGGAGCGGCGAACAGCACCAAGATCGCCACAGCGCAGATCCGCACCGCAGGCGAGACGATCGGCAAGAACCTGCTGCCGATCGTCGCCAAGGTCGCCGAGAGCATCGCCGGCCTTGCCGACAGGTTCTCCAACCTGTCGCCGAAGGTGCAGAAGTTCGTCCTGATCGGCGTCGGCCTGGTCGCCGTGCTCGGTCCCGTCCTCGTGGCCGTCGGTGCGGTCGTGTCGGCCATCGGTGCGATCGGCCTGCCGGTCGCTGCGGCCATCGCCGGCATCGCAGCCCTGGGCGTGGCACTCGTGGCCGCCTACAAGAAGTCCGAAGGGTTCCGCAACGCAGTCGACGCCGTCGGGCGTGCAATCAGGACCGGGTTCGCCGCCGTCGTCCAGTGGGTCACCGCCACCGTGCTGCCGGGCCTGCGAGCCGGGTTCGACCAGCTGCGGCCCGTCCTCGACGCCGCCGGCCAGTTCTTCTCGGTGCTCTTCAGCCGGATCGCCCAGGGCGTGCAGGCCATGCTCCCGGTCTGGCAGCGCGTCTTCCAGGCGATGGTCGCAGTCATCCAGTTCGTGTGGCCGCTGATCCAGAACCAGGTGGCCGCCGCCCTGCGCATGATCCAGGGGATCATCCAGGTCTTCACCGCCGTCATCTCCGGCAACTGGTCGGGCGCCTGGAACGGCATCAAGAACGTCTTCGGCGGCATCTGGGACGGCATCAAGGGCATCGTGCTGTTCGGCGTCAACGCCATCAGGAGCGCACTCGGCTCGCTGATCGGCTGGGTCGGCGGGGCGTTCGCCAACATCGGGAACCTGATCCTCTCGCCCTTCCGTGCGGCGCTCGGTGCGTTCCGTGGCCTGTGGAACAGCACCATCGGCGGCAGGGGCTTCACCACGCCGTCGTGGGTCCCTGGCATCGGCGGCAGGGAGTTCCGCATCCCGACGCTGCACTCGGGCGGCATCGTGCCCGGCCCCATCGGCACCGAGGTTCCGGCGATCCTGCAGGCCGGCGAGGCCGTGCTGCCCATCCAGGCGGTGCGCAGCCTCGCCGCCGAGCGCCAGGGCGGCGGCACGACCTACAACATCACGGTCCACGCCGGCATCTCCGACCCGGCCGAGGTCGGCCGTCGCGTTGTCGACGCCGTCAAGAGCTACGAGCGCCTCAACGGGGCGGGCTGGCGGGCGGCCTGATGGCCTGGCCCACGCTCGTCGTCGAGCTCGGCCTGACCACGTCGTCGACGTCCCTGATCCTCGGCGACGCCACCCGGGGCCAGCTCGGCACCGGCACCCTTGACGCCACAACGTGGACCGACGTGACGTCGAGCGTGCTCGAGGGCTCCGGCGTGTCAATGAACCGGGGCAGCACCCGCAACCAGGGCCCGTACTTTCGCTACGAGGCCGGGTCGTGCCAGTTCACACTCCTGAACCGCAACGGCGCGTGGGACCCGACGAACACTGCGGGGCCCTACGCCTCGGGCGGCGTCACGCAGCTCAAGCCCGGCCTGCCGGTGCGCGTCAGCGCCACCTACGGCGGGACGCAGTTCGTGCTGTTCGTCGGCAAGGTCGACTCGTGGCAGGTCGACTACTCCGAGGCCGGCACGCACTCGACCGCCCAGGTCACCGCCTCGGACCCGATCGCCTACCTGGTGGCGGCCAACCCCCTCGAGAGCGGGGAGCAGGGCACCGGCGAGAACGTCGGCGCCCGCATCGCTCGGATTCTCGACAACGTCGACTGGCCCGTCGCCGACCGTGACCTCGACACCTCGGGCCTCGGCACCCTGCAGGCCACCACGCTGGCTCAGGCTGCGTGGACCGAGGCCACGCTCGCGTCGGACTCCGT